CTGCTCCTTGACCTGTTTTTCAGCAAAGGCCAATAATTGATTCGTGAACAATTCAGCACTTTCACCGTCCAATCGTAATTGTAACGTTATTCCTTCCATTTTCTACATCCTCTCAACTATGCGGGCAAGCATTTTTGTGATATAATGGTTTTAATTGTTTAAGTAAGTGCCTGATTTCCGTCAGGTGCTTTTTTGTTTAAAAAGTCTTACTTTCCATAGCCCTAAGTTCTATCTCATGGCTGACTTGTTTTAATAGCTTCTCACATGCTATTTTAGCTTCTCTGTACGTTGTATTATATTGAAGAAGAAGAGCTACGCTCTATGTTCGCAAAAATATTGTCAAATTCATTTGATAACCGAAAGAACTCAGTCATCCACCCCTCATTTGTTGAAATCATCAAGCAACTAGATATTGCAGATGCACGCATTCTCCAAACCTTAAAAGAATATGATTGCACAGCAGGCTCCCCGATTCCTTGCATGAAAGCTGTAATAAATTCCGACAATGGTTCTAAAACAATATTCCCAATCATCTACTTTATAGATGGATCTGAAGGGATTGATGAACTTGCTCCTTCTTTAACGAACTTAGAACGACTAGGCTTGTTAAAGATTGAAGATGATAGATATTCTGCGAATGATTCAAAGTATGATTTCATTAGAAATAACGATTATGTTCAACATGTTCTTCAAAACTATCCAGAAATTAGTATTGAAAAAATGTGTTTTTCCATCACTCCTCTTGGGAAGAATTTTTTGGAAGTTTGCTTATGATGTCTTCAGCAAATTTCTTAACACTTGATGTTTCAAAGTCCATATATTTTTTGTATAGTTCATTCACTTTATAAATGTGGTAATGCATCATAACATATGTCACAATTAAAGATGTAAGAACTGATATAATGAATGTTTCCATTTCTACTCCTTACAATTTGGTTGCTAGTAAATTCTCAAGATAACTAGTGTTTCTTAAAACTTTTTCAACTAATTCAGGGTCTGCCTTTATCAAGGCATGGCTTTTTTTTCCGCTATACGGATATCGTTTTGGTCTCATCATACTGCCTCCTCATTCAAAAACTTGTTGATATAATACTGCTGCCCCTTGCCAGTGACCTTGACGGTCTTGCTAACAGAGATATGACCGTCAGGATGTGTGATGGTTGACTCCTTGATTTCAAAGAGTTTCATTTCCATGCTTCGTTGTGTTGGCATGTTCCAGTCAGAACCTTTTCGCTTGATCAAGTAGCCATTTTCACGCAACCAGACAAAAAGACGATTGCCTCCGATTTTGTAGCCGTTTTGACTGATGAGCTTAGCAAGATCTCCGACCAAGATAGATGTGTGACTTGCGCTCACTGCGTCCGCAAAGAGTACCTTTGGTTTGTCCGCCTCGATCTGAGCTTCCAGCTTATTGACCTTCTGATCAGCCATGAGTAAAGCTCTTGCCATGATTTTCTCAGGGCTGTTAAAGTCTTTCTCTACTTGTATAAAGTATTGGCGGACTTGCTTACCTCGTTCTGTCCGCTGAATCATGGCGATTTCTTTAGCCATGTCTAGTTTGATGATGTGGTCAGTCATATCTTGCAGACCTCCAGGGGTAGGACATTTTTGGGTCACCCTTGCGAAATCCTGATTTTCTTCAAAACCATACTCCGCCATTCTTCCAAACCATTTTCTATATTCTGTTTTAACTCCCAGAGCCTCATGTAGTTGTCTTCCTGACACCACTGGATCCTGACTGTCATTCAGAGTTACGTTGATGAGTTCATTCATACCTTCCTCCTTTTGCGGTTAAACCGCAATGTTGTGTAAAAAAATAATGTCATCAATAGACACATCAAAAGCAGTAGCGATTTGATAAGCCTGCGTCACAGTAGGCTCTGTTTTTCCTCGCTCCCAATTTCCCCAAGTATCAGCAGAGACATCCAGGGCCTTAGCTGCGTCTACTTGTCGCCAGTTCTTTAGCGTTCGCAATGTTTTAAGAGTCATTTTTGGCATTTTACTGTCCTTTCTATCGTTTTTTGATAATTGATTGACTCAACTATAACTATATTATAATGCGGTTAAACCGCAATGTCAAGTATTTTTTGCGTTTTTTCCGTATTTTTTTATTTTTTTCTTTACTTTTTTGCGTTTTTGCCGTAATATATACAATATAAAGGAGTGATACAAATGAGCAATAATAAAAGTAAAGATATTTTTTCTGCGAACTTGGAAAATTTGATGAATAGCAGAGGGATTGATAGAAATAAGCTCTGCTCTGATCTCGGATTGAAGTACACTACTGTAAGAGATTGGTTAAAAGGCATAACTTATCCTCGGATAGGAAAGATCGAATTACTTGCGGATTATTTTGGAGTTAATAAATCAGACTTGATAGAGGATAAAGCTCAGGAAGTAAAAGAGCTTAAAATCCCCACATCCCCATTGGTTCATAAAATAACTGAAAAAGTGGTCAAGCTATCAACTCCAAGAAAACAAAAGGTTCTTAACTACGCTAACGAACAATTGAAAGAACAAAATAATAAAGTAATCACGATAGAGGAAAAGCTTTTTGAATACCGTGTTTTTGAAAAATTGGCAGCTGGTACTGGATTTTCATACTTTAACGATGGAAACTATGACACTGTTTTTTATGATAAAGACCTAGACCATGATTTTGCTTCTTGGGTTTTCGGAGATTCCATGGAACCTAAGTATATGAATGGAGAGGTCGTTCTTATCAAAGAAACAGGTTTTGACTACGATGGTGCTATTTATGCAGTTGATTGGGATGGCCAAACTTATATCAAAAAAGTCTATAAAGAAAAAGACGGTCTTAGACTCGTCTCCATCAATAAAAAATATAATGATAAATTCGCACCATTTGAAGAAGATCCTAGAATTATTGGAAAAATAGTCGGAAATTTCATGCCAACTGAAAATTAAAGTTAAGGTGATTATATGTCTACTACTCTTACTGAAAATGAAATCAAAGTACTAATAGACCAACACAGAAAAACAATTAGTAAACTTGAAAATCAAAGGTCTTTGATAATCTTTTTGGTTTTCCTGATCTTAATTTCTGTTGTTCTGCTTTGTATGGTTGGAAATCTACTTCTAACAATTTTATCTTTTATTATCTGTAGTTTAGCTCTACTCATTTTGATTGGTATCTATCCTAGACAATCTATCACCGATCATCTAGAGGATGAAATTGAAGAACTGAATAGTCTATTGTCTATTCGAGTAGAAAATAGATTAAAACAAGAAGAGATTGATGAGAGAACTATTTATGATGTTGTTCTGAAAGTGAAAGGAATATCCTATCGCCAAGAAGCTTTCTCAGATTTATGTCAAAAACTTATAAGAGAATCAGGTGATACCCCTTATTTAGGATATACTTCTAAAGAAATTAAAGAGGAATTAATTTTTGAAGATAGATTTTATAAATACTTACCTTTTGAAATTTCAGATGTAGAGTTTATCCCTGAATTTGATAATAAATTTGACCCTAATGCAGTTAAAATTGTGGTTCGGGGTTATCACTTGGGCTATGTCACTAAGTCAAAAAATAGAAAAGTGCTAAATTTAACAACGGATTCAAATAATGAAGTTATAAAAAATGCTGAAATTTATGGAGGTGATTATAAAGATATTGATCCGGATAATGGCTTAATTCGTACAGTTAAGGATTCATTCAAGATACGAATTAAGTTGAAAGTCTTAAAAAAATAAAAAAATCCTCACACTCTTCATCGCCAAATTTTGAGTGTGAGGTTTCAACCTTCCATGTGACAAGCAATGGAAAAGATGATAAAAAGATACACTTATAGTTTATCATAAGTTCTACACCTTTTCAACTATGCGGGCAAGCAATCGAAAAGAAAGGACATTTTATGATAAAAAAATACATTACAAAAAAAGGAGAGACTAGATACCTCTTTCAAACATACCTGGGCATAGACCCTGCAACTGGAAAAGAAAAACGCACAACACGCCGTGGTTTTAAAACCATCAAAGAGGCCAAGGCAGTCGAACGTGATCTTCTCTTAGATGTTGAAGAAAATGGTTTTTCAAGCAATAAAGATTCCCAGAACCCTACATTCGCTGAAGTTGCTGAGCTATGGCTTGAAAGCTACAAGAGCACTGTAAAACCAACAACTTATCAGAACACTAAGAAGAAACTTGATGTTATGATTGACTCATATTTCACAAATATGAAGATTAAGCAGATCAGTGTCGCTTATTGTCAGAAGGTTGCTATAAAGTTAAGCAATCGCTATGTCCTCTATTCTAATTACTACTCTGTTATTAGCCGTATTTTCAAGTATGCCACTTCTCTTGACATCATTAAGTCAAATCCCTTAGATAAGATTATCAAGCCTAAAAATAAACCCTTAAAGGGCAAAGAAAACTACTATACAAAGCAGGAGCTAACGGATTTTCTTAAAGTTTCCAAAGCAAATTTTAAGCCTGTAGACTACACTTTTTTCCACTTACTCGCTTTTTCTGGCTTGAGAACTGGAGAAGCTATCGGACTTATGTGGTCAGATGTTGACTTTGAAAATAAACGGTTAAGCATTTCTCGCACGGCTGTCGTGATTGGCAAAAAACAAACTGTTCAGGATCCTAAAACCAAAAGGAGTAAGAGGGTTATCACCTTAGATGATGAAACTCTGAATGTTTTGAAACTCTGGAAACGACAGCAAATAAAAGAATATTTTCAGGCTGGTGTGCCTTACAAACATGATTCGAATTATATCTTTACAAATAATAGCGGTGGATGGCTTTTGGCTGCGACTATGAAAGTGAAGCTTAGCAGATTCTTTTGTAAACACAAAGAACTTAAAAAAATTTCACCTCACGGATTTAGGCACACACATGCTTCTCTCCTATTTGAAGCTGGTGTTACAGCGAAAATCATTTCAGATAGACTCGGTCATAATAATGTTCAAATCACCCTTGATATGTATACCCACATCAATGATAATCAACGTGTTGAAGTCGTTGACCAGTTCATGGATTTCATCCGCTCCAGCTAAAAATAAAGTCGTATTCAATCTCGTATTCACTTTTGCTTAACACGCTAGAAGTCCACTGGTTTCAAAGGATTAGCAAGCT